AAGAGCAAATTCTCAGCAAGCAGTCCTGAAACTCTGGATAACGAGATCGCCGCGTTGACCGCAGCATCCAGAGAGGAACTCACGAGCCGCTGGTGCGCGCTCTACCAAACCGAACCACCCAGGCGCATCAGCCGCGAACTACTGCGGCGCGCAATTGCCTACCGGCTCCAGGAGCTGGCCCTCGGCGGACTCAAACCGACCACGCTTCGCCTGCTGGCCAGGGTCGCTGCCGATGCGTCTGCTCGACGTCCGATCGCAATCTCACCGGCGCCGACTTTGACTCCAGGTACGGTGCTGCTGCGCAACTGGCACGGCACCGAGCACCAAGTGATCGTCCGCGATCATGGGGTCGAGTTCCAAGGCAGACAGTACCAGTCGCTGTCCCAGGTCGCTGGGCGGATCACCGGCAGCAGGTGGTCGGGTCCGTTGTTCTTTGGACTCAAACAGCGAGCGCAGCAGGTGGTTAATGGCTAACACTTCGAGCATTCGGCTTCAATGACGGAACCTACCTGATTGAAAGCGCGCGCCATCGGTTGGAGAGAAACACCGGATACACGACGGAGCTAACGCTGCGTCGAGTCTAATAAGAGGGCGCCACTCGCCGTTGCTCAGTGGAATAATTGTCCTACGAAGCCCAGAGGCTGGATTATTAAACACCGTCCTTGCCAAATGTGTCGGTTTTTCGTGGGCGGATGGAGAAACGAGGTGGCAACTGCACATTCCACAGTCCATTGGCGCTGGTCAACGAGTCTTCCTGGATCTCAACAGCCCTCACCGATCAGCGCTGCACGAACGTGACGATTGACTATAGCTACTCGAGCGAATCACTAACAGAAAGCCACTGACTGCGGGAGATTTGACAGTGTTTCGAGTTGGGATCGTGAAGACACAGGACGCTGTTAACGCTCGAGTGCGCGTGACGTTTCCCGATCGCGATCAGCTGCAAAGTTGGTGGTTGCCAGTGGTTTTCGCGAAGACGCAAAACGACAAGGCCTACTGGATTCAGGACGTCGGCGAGCAAGTGGTTTGCACCATGGATGAATATGACGAAGACGGAGCCGTGCTAGGTGCAATTTACTCGAGTGCGGACCATCCACCCGTCTCGAGCGTCGACAAACTGCATTGGGGAATCAGCGACGGCGCTGCATTCGAATACGACCGAGCGGCTCACTCGTTTCAAATAAGTATTCCAAGCGGTGGCACAGTGACTATTTCCGCGAACGGAGCGTCCATCGCGATTGATGTGTTGGGAAATGTAACTATCAACGCCGCAGGACAAATCGTATTAGCGGGAGGCGGCCCGGCGGTCGCCCGCATAGGAGACGCCACAATATGCCCGGCGGGGACGGGGCACATAGTCAGTGGAAGCGCGAAGGTGAACGCTGGATGACAAGCTCACTACTCAACCGGACGTGCTGTGCCTTGCGATGAGTGCCGGCGCAATCACATTGGCCGATATCACCTCGGCCGACTGGTCAATGGCGCTCGACACTCCAGGTACGCCTGGATCGGGCATCGGAAATGTCGTGCAAGGTGTGGCCGACGTGAACCAATGCATTCAGATTATTCTGACCACGTCGAAGGGAAGCGATCCGTTGCGGCCAACCTTTGGCGCGAACGTCTGGCGCTATATCGACTCGCCGATAGACGCCGCAATCCCGGCGATAGTGCGAGAAGTCACCGAGGCGATTTTACGCTGGGAGCCGCGCGTGACGCTGGTAGCGATCAATGTAACGCCAGTTCCTGCCGGAGACGCCCAAGCGGGGGCGCATCTCAATATCCGAGTGACATGGCGGCTTAAGTTAAGCGTTAGTGGCGCAAAAACGTCGCCGTTCGCACAATCTCAATCGACACTGGTAACAATTTCAGCGCCGTGACGATCGCGAGGCTCCAATGAATTTGAGGTTCAAGCAGCACGCCCGGAGAAACGAACGCTGATGGCAGCCGGGATACCAGCCCTTCCGCCACCGGTATTTCTGAACGATGCCGATGGACTCGATCCCAACCTAATCCTCACCGATATGGTCGCCGCCTTTCAGGCGGCGGCCGGCCGGACGTTACAGCCCGCTCAGGTAGAACGGCTATTAATTAATCTTTACGATTATCGAGAGTCGTTGGTACGCAATGCGGTTCAATATGCGGGCCAGCAAAATCTGCTCGCTTATGCCGCCTTTCCGATGCTCGACTATCTTGGACAACTGCTGAGCGTAACGCGGCTGCCGGCGCAAGGGGCCGTCACGACGCTCCAATTCAACATGGCAAACGCGCTCAGTGTCTCCTACACCATTACCGCCGGTACTCAGGTGGGAACCAACGACGGACAATTCGTCTTCGCTACAACTTCAGACCTTACATTTTCGCCGGGCTCGCTGACCGGAACAATACCAGCGGCAGCTACTGTTTCAGGCAGCGATGCCAATGGTTATCTGGCGGGCCAGATTAATGTGCAGTTGAACCCGAGTGTACTAATTGCAGCGGTGACCAATACCACAGTAAGTACGGATGGTGCTTCACCGGAAACCGACGAGCATTTGCGCACACGTATACAGGCGGCGCCCAATCGGTTCAGCGTTGCAGGACCGGAAGGCTCCTATCGCTATTTCACACTGAGCGTTGACCCCTCGGTAGCGGATGCGCAAATTACCTCGCCCGCACCAGGGCAGGTAAATGTGTACGTCCTCACCGGACCAATCATCGCGCAGCCGGGATCATCGCCAAATCCAGTCGGGATCGCCAGTGTGGGACTTCTCGCGAAAGTGAAGGCCGCACTCAACGCCGACGAAGTGCGGCCACTTACTGACACGGTAAACGCGCTCGCCGTGACCGAGGTGGACTATCAAATAGCGGGAACCGTGACACTGTACGCCGACGCGGATCCTGCGAGCACTATGGCGGCGGTGAACTTGGCGGCGCAAGACTACGCGATTGCGCTCGCCTCACGAATACAGCGCGATATCGTTCCTAGCCAAATAATCGAGGCGCTGTCAGTGGAGGGGGTCTACCAGGTTGCGCTCACTGCGCCACCGTATTCCCAACTACAACCAGGCCAATGGGCAAACTGCGTTGCGATCACGCTAAACCAAGCGACCACACCGCTCAGAAGCTGAAGGCCGTCGCAAGTGTTCAATTACGATTCTAAGCGACGATTCCGAAGACGCAGAAATGCAAACCACGGCTCGAATCATCCATAACGTCAGCCCAACTGGTCGCGAATGGTAGCGACGATTTCAACCGCAGCCTGATCATCCAATGGCACAGCTAATCATTCAACCGTCAATCAACGATACCCGCAGCCGTGCGTTGCTGGATCTGATTGAACGGATGGATGCGCTCGATCTCACGCCTATACTGGTTTACCGGCTCGATTCGGTACCAGATAGTGCGTTGCTTTTTTTGGCTTGGCAGTTCGATTTGGTCGCGCCGCAATGGCAACTTGGCGCCCAGCTCTCGGAATCACTGGATACGCTGCTGAACATCGATGCGCTCACAGATATAGATACCCTCAGTTCGACAGGTGGGGTGTCCGGGCCGTCGGATTTCGTTTCCTTGCGCGCTCTGCTCAAGGTCGCGATCCCGCTTCATCGCACGCGAGGAACTCCCTTTGCGATCAAGGCGGCGCTTAAGCCACTCGGCTGGTCCAAACTGACCCTGTTGGAAGGACAGGCGACATGGGGCGGCACGAGCTACCCCGCGAACGAGGGCTGGGCGGTGTTTCGCGCGCAATTGAGTCTGGCCGAAAATCAAACGGTCGCAGAGATCGATGTAACTCGAATCATCGCTGCTATCACCTTCTTCAAGCCAGTACGCGCGTGGCTCGATTCACTCTGGTTCATCGGTGTGCCGATCGTTGATAATGCGCCAATACCTGCGGATGCCGTCGTATCAATTTTCTCGCGAACCGATCCAGCCCCAGTACCGCTCGATACGATCGGCGCGCCCGCATGGCCGGAGCGCGACCTGAAGATCATCGCCCCATTATACGACCGACACTTCACCCACACCGGAATTACGTACGGAGTCAATGAGCCCGCGGTTGCCGACTCTGGAGTCACGGTCAACGGTGTTGCGATTTCCGCGAGACATTAACCGCCAACACGATCAAATTACCGAGGGATAACAATGCGCCCACATGGAATCGTGACACTATACGCGCACGGCAAACTGCTTTGGCGAAAGCGGAATCTATTTGTCAACACCGGCTTGCCACCTTTGGCTAACCTCATTGCAGGAATCACTGCCGGCCAATCGGTGAGCGCATTGGGCTTCGGGTCGGGTGGCGCCGCTCCTACTATCGCCGATACCGGGTTGAGCACGGCACCTGCATACTATAACGCCATAGGCAGCTATAGCTTTCCATCATCGGGAAGCGTTCAGTTCAACTACTCGCTCCAAGCAACTGATTACGGCGCGAGCGGCATGACGATACAAGAGCTCGGTCTTTTCGCTAATTCCGCCGGTATTACGATGCCAGCCGCGATCGGGACCACTAATCCACCGTGGAGCGCAAGTCTGCCACGCACGGTGGGGGCGATCGTCGTCGATTCGAATGCCAATCTTCAACGCTGCACCACTGCTGGCACCAGCGGATCGGGTGCACCCTCGTGGTCGACGTCGCTCAATACTACCACCGCCGATGGCACGGCCATCTGGACCTTAATCGCCCTGCATACCGCACCCGGTCCACTCATTGCGCACGTTTCAGTTCCCGCCTTTGCTTATACCGGAACCGGAAACTACGCAGGCACCTGGACTCTCACCTTTTGAGTTCCCCCGCGGAGTTCATGTCCGGACCCCAATCACGAGCATTAGCCCTCGGTGAACTAAATGACCACACTGATCGATAGTCCTGAATTCAGCGCAAACGAGATTTACCAGATTCAGCAGACCGACGCGGTCGAAGGGGCTGCGGCCGGCGCCACCTTTGGCGGCATCGGTGTCAGCAACCAACCGCACCAGCAACTTGCAAATCGCACTGCTCTGCTCAAGCAACGACAGGATGTCAACATTGCCAATATCGGGGTACTTCAAGCCTTTATGGCCGGCTTCGTCGGCTCCTTACAGGCCAATGGCTACATCACGATTCCGATCAATGACGTCTCGCGCGGGCCGCTAGCTGCCATTATACAATGGGGTTATTACCCGTTGTTTCAAGCGGGGCTGCCGCTCGATACCGAGTACCCAGTAACTTGGCCAATAAGATTCCCCAACGCCATATTGACGCCGCCGCTCGCCGCGAATGTTTATTTTCAGACCAGTGGCCGTAACACCGTCGCTTCCCCGGTGAGTTGGAACTCCACCGGAGGAGTCTTCGTGCTTGATGTTCCAAACGGGACTAGTGGCATCTTCACTGGAAACGAAAAGACCAACGGGTTTTCGTGGCTGGCAATTGGATTCTAGGGGATAGAGCCTACCGTCGCGCACGTTATCAATCGCAGCTACACAGTTAGGCGGTCGGAACCGATTCGGCCTGTCATACCAAGGTAATAATTTATATGAAACGAAGCTCAGCAATGACAGGATTGACCGGCATTGCCTGTCATTTAAAGGCGATCGCTCTTCTAGGAACCGTGGCGATGGTGATAGGTGCGGCGACGGCCGCCCATGCACAATTCCGTGCGATTCCCAATTACATAGGGGTCGGCGCGGGTTTGCAATTTCGCAATGACATTAACAATCACTTTTCAGGCGGCGCACCGATTACACCTCGGATAGCCAGTGTTCTTTTCGCACAATTGCAGACTGAGCTGGAGGGTCAGGAATACTGGTGTTCGGATTGCCAACAGACTAATCCGTGTTTGGGCACCGGTAGTGGCGCGCTAGCACTTGGATCGCATGGACAGTTGTCGTGCACCAGTGGGGCCACTCTGCCGAACGGTTTTCCATTGGGCCTTGACGTTTCGGCTGGCACGCATCGAATCAAAAACCTCGCCGTGAACTCCTCGACCGGCGATGCTCTGTCCCAGGGACAGAGTCATCTCAACGACCTCACGACGGCAAGCGCCAGTTACAACATGGGGGCCAATCGGCTGCAGAATTTGGGCAGCGCCGCCACGAATGGCGACGCGCTCAGTTATGGACAGTCAGGTGCAATTCTGAATGGGCTGAACTTAAATGCTCACACTGTCACTGGACTCGCGCCAGCCACCGCTAGTGGACAGGCGCTGGCGTTCGCGCAAAACGGTGCGCAGCTTACGACAAACCAGCCATCGATTGCCGCGGTCTCGACGATTGAAAATAGCGGCGGCGGAACTCCTTTCGTCATCAACGCACCCGCTGGCATTGTGAGTGGCAACGCCCTGGTGCTCGTCATCGGAGTCTTCCCAAATGCATCCTCGTTCACACTGCCGGCCGGCTTTAGTCAGATTCGCCTCGACAACGCGGGAGCTAACTGGACTCAGTTAGTCGCCTGTAAGACCGCGACGGGCAGCGAGCCGAGCAGCTATTCGACTGCTTTCGCGGGCGGCGGTACAACGAGTGTGGGCGCAATTCTCCAGCTCTCACATACCAACTGCGCTCAGCTTGACGCGAGCAGTGGCGGCTTCGCCAACAGCGCGACGACCCTTACCATCCCTAGCGTAGTTACTTCACAGACCAATGAATACGTCCTGGCCGCGGGTTCGTGGGCTTGCGCAGATGTCCCGGGAATTAATGTCGGTCACGTTTATATTAATAGCGGCGCCTCCGGCCGTTTGACCGTCTCCGGATATTTGCAGAATGCCTCGGGCTCCACTCCGGCGCCGGTAGTAGGGCCATTAAACACTCAAGATTGCGGGCCTCTCACAGTGACCGGTCAGCAAATCGCCTTCATTCCTACCACGACCGTGCAGGCCGTGCCCCTAATCACGAATCAGTCGGGCGCCCAACTCACCGCGATTAACGCGAGCGTCAACAACGTTCTGAACGTGATGGCTCCGCCCTACAACGCTCTGGGCGATGGCAACACGGACGACACCATCGCGATTCAGCAGGCGATCTACGACGCATGCGGTTCAAATCCGCCCAACTTTCCCGCCGCTGGCGCCGCAAAGGCGGTCTATTTGCCGTCGGCTCCGCTCTGCTACATGCACAGCAAGCCGCTGCGAATTCCCTGTATCAACCTGGAGGTATTCGGCCAAGGTGCAGGCTCGCAGCTTTGCCAGAATTATACTGGTGAGGCACTAGTTCAAACCGGCTGGGGTGTATCGAATCTGATCACCGGCGCTGCGTTGGTCGGCAGCGGCAACGCATTGCTCTCGCCGGGGCCCGGTCCAATCGGAAATTCGATCGACCTGGCTCGGTTCATAAACGGAACGGGAACAAGCAAACTCGCCGCCAAGGTTACTACGAATGGTTTCAACATTGCCTTTTTTATGAAAGGAACTGCGGCCGGAGGTCAAATTCTCGGCTCCCATAACGCTTACCCGGGAACAGGAAATGGCGCATTCTCTTTCATCTACAATGGATCTAATCAGGTTCTGTCCTCGGTCAATACCGTCACCGGCGGCCTGATCACCTTCACCGCATGTCCGGCACAGACGCTCGGCTCAGTGTACGAAATCGAGATGGATTGGGACAAGTCGACTTATCGCGTATGGCAGGGAACTCCCGGTGGGACCGCAATCCTGTGCGGCTCGATCGCCTCAACCAATCCGATGATTCAAGGACCGTTCGAGGAAATCATGGTGCCCGACGGTGGGCCTCATGCATTTTGGCCTGACGGAAGTAGTAACGTCGTGAATGCCTTTAGCGGCAGCCTCGACTCAATCCGTTTCGAGACCACTACGGTCCATGCGGTGGCCTACTCGGTACCGAACGCCAAATTTACGGCAGATAGTCAGACTTACTATTTGCAGAACTTTGAGCCGAGCCTGGACAGCACCCAAATCGGCCATACCTTCAACAACTCAACGGTGTATTCCGTAGTCAGCGGAAGCACCACTATCGGCGCAACTGCTAATGATAGTATCCACGATCTGGAGCTATGTTCGACAACTAATGGAAATAACGCTGGCAATCCCGACGGCTTATGGGCCGCCGGTGCGAATGGGAGCCGCTGGCGCAATCTCCGATGCAGCAACGCTTACTACTCTCAGTTCGACTTTTCGCAGCAGGACTTCCTCGCTCATATCGACGATCTCGAGGGCTTTGGCGGGCACGTCGGGATAGTTAAAGGCGGACAATTTGCAGACAGTATCATTCTCAACTCCGGAATCGACGGCACTGACGTGGCCTGCGAAGTCGCGATTGGCGGCGGCGGCGGCAGCTATGAAGAGCAACACCCGCGTTGCGTCGACCGTGGCGGACTGCGTTACGGATGGATCGAAGACCAGTCGCAAGGTCTTATCCACTACCCTTTCGTAGATCAGGAATCAGGGGCAGAACCTCAGTTCGTCACCACCTACCTGTTCAATAGTCCGTTTGGTCCCTACGTAGTGACCGGAGGAAACATCGATACCCGCAACGCGGCTCCTTATGCCATTCAGGACAATGGCGGATACGGTACGACATTCCTGGGTATGTTGTTCAATACCTTCGGCGAGGATCAGCCAGCTTCCGCCGTCATCAAGTACACCAATGGTAATCCGATCACGCCGACGCAACTGATCAATGCGCTCGCTCCGCCGGGGGTACCCTTATCGAATCAGGCCGGAAACCCGAATATCCTGCAAGTGGGGGTCGGTCAGAACACCGTATTTCAATCGCTTGAATTGCAACAGGCGCCAAAATTCGATGTCGGCTTGAATCACCTCACGGTCGGTGCGATCGCGGACCCGACGGCGCCAGCGATCGCGGTGGTCGGAATATCCGGCAGTACCTCATACGGACCTTATTTTGTGGTCTGCCACGATATCAATGGCGGAGCGACTAACGTATCGCCGGCATCCAATACGGTCGCTAATGGGCCGGCGTCACTGACTAGCTCGAACTTCATCCAGATTAGCTGGACGGCGAATAATGCATGCGCGACGTGGGATGTCCTCAAAGGAAACACGGCCACGTCGCTGACCACTGGAGTTTCTGGCAGCGCCACGTCGTTCACCGATATCGGACAGGCGACCGCGTCCTATACATCACCCGTACGAAACAATACTGGCGATATCAACTACGGCTCGATCCTGGTGAGCGCAGGAATGACCTTTTCGAAACTTCCGGGCACAGTAGTCAACGGCGGCCGATTTTATTGCACTGATTGCGATCCGCCGGCGAATCCACCGGTTGCCTGTACGCACGCTGGAGCGAGAACGGGATCATGGGTCGACGGATTGAATAACCAATGGCTGTGCGTACCATAG